AGCTAGTATTTCTTTGCTCTGAAGGTGCCATTTCTATCTTCATAGCAAACCTATCATATGTTTGACCACGTTGGCCATTGTATGGTTTAAATATGAATTGGCCTTCGTTATTTGCTATGTAAGTAATAGAGCTTAAAGGCGTTCCAGAAACTTTAACTTTGTAAATAATACTGCTTGTATTTGTTGTTAAGACAGCAGGACTTACTAACATACTTGTATCACTATAGATTTCAGTAACAATATATGAAGAAGTGTGTTCTCCTATCTCTACATAGTCTCCAACTTTAAATGTTGTACCAAACGTAGTGCTAACTCCTGTCACAACTTGGCCATTAGAAGTTGTTTGAACATATCCAGGTGTTTGACTATAACTTTGTACAGAATTAGATGAATGATAATAAACAAGTTCATTTAAACCTAAACTATTATTAAGAGCTACGCGTTTGTAATTTCTTTGAACTTCCTCATCAAAGTAAGGCAAGATAGTAGCAGAAGAACTTACTTTTATTGATATAGTATTATTTTCTTCGCCAGTTTGATTTCCTCTAGAATTTTTTACATAGGTAACTAAAAATACCATACTTCCAACTGATGTAGCATTGATAGATGCCAAAGGTATTTTGTATCTTAAAGTTCCAGAAGTAAAGTTTGATAGTGCAGTGTTACTAGCTGTCACAGAAGAAAGAACTGCAAATCTAGTAACAACTAAACTAGAATTTGTATCATAATTCCATTGAATAAGCTGATCGTCAGTATTGACAGCTCGACTCAATTTATCAAATGTAGCACCATCTGGTCTTACAACTTCAGTGACACTAGAAAATGCATCAGTAATAGTTTGTAAAGCCCAAGTAATGTGTTCACCTGGATAGTCGTAAGTAGCACTATAACTTATAGCCCCAATACTTGTGTAAGTAATGGTTGCAAATCCTGTAGTTGTTGCTATTTGAGACGTGCTTGTTCCTGTTTGTAGATCAGCCGTTCTATCAAATGTGAATGTGGGTGCTGTAAGATATGTTTTGCTAGTTGGAATTCTTACAGACGTTTCTACTTTTAATGACTGTACAAAGCTAGATGTATTCTCTGCAATTTGATTATCAGTAAATTCATTAAATAAAATAGCTCCAGCAGGATGTAAGTGGTCTAAGACATGATCAGCCCAAGTTTCTCTATCTTCATTTGTTTTAATAACATAACTAAATTGTTGATAGTAGTAACTATCTTGTAAGACTTGATTGGTACTTAATGTACTTTTCTCATTCAACCATCTACCATCTGCTGAATTAAGATTAGTTAAACTTGTGACAGTAACATAAGATGAAGTATTTGCTGTAAAATCATAGTAAATACCTCTTACTATTTCAGATGACTGAAAGGTACCACGTATTGAATTAGTTTGGAACACTAAATCATAATAAGTTAAACCACCTACGCCAGTCACTTTAATAACTTTATCTACAATAGCATTAGCAAGACTAGTTAAACCTGTTACTCTTGTGTGATTTAAATTTAATGGATCGCCAGAATTTTTATTTACTCTTAATGACTTTTCAATATACCAAGTATTATCACTTGTTTTAAATAGCTGATCTCTTGGGTACGTAACTGTAATATCGTCATTAAAGAAAGCTTTAAAAAAGAACTTAAAGCTCTTTTCACTACCTTTTAATTGAAAATACTGTCTAAAGTATTTGACTAAAATACTATCATCTACTGCAGCATCGTTAGGTAGATTTGGAACATATGTATTTAAGAACTTAACAGCAAGACTAGAAGCAGTTGTGTCTATATCACGATTAAGCTGTAAGTTTTGAATTGTATACTGAACGCCATTGCTTGTATTTTCAAGGTATTCAAAATACTTTGTAGTGAAGATAACAAAAAGTGGATAGAATTCCTGCACATAGTCAGGAATTTGATCCTCAATAAAATGGGTCAGTTTTTTAGAAGTATCGTATGCCATTAGTTATTTACTGCTATAACGTCAATGTTAATTCCATTAGAGACTCCAGCTACTGTATTTTGAGCAGAGTCATCTAATACTAAAATCTCATTATAGTTTGGGAAAATATCTGAGGCGGTTTCCTGTAACCCTGTATTAGCATATAGGAATGTTTCATTTCCAATGTATCCATAAACTGTTAATGGTGATTCTGAATTGAGAACAATCTTACCTTGACCATAATAAACTGTTCCTACATTAGCATCTAATATAGCATTGCTGTCAAGATCAAAAGTTTTTAGTGTACCAGTTCCCTCATAGTCTGGTGGAGATTCATCTGGAACGTCTCTTACTTGAGCAGGGTGATATCCAATACCATCACCAGTCTCATCATTAAAATAGAAATAGCTTGATCTAATTTCATTAGGATGAAACTTAGCTGGAAATTGAATAATTTGTGAACCAGAATATCTAACTCGTGGAGTTAGTGGTAGTCTTTTTTGTAATCTTAAAACTACATTTACACTTAAAATTGCATCATCAAGATCCATAATTTGTTCTTCTAATTGTGAACGATAGAAGTTAGCATTAAATCTTGATAAGTTAGTATTCATAAATGTAGTGATTTTAGTATTGACTAAGCTACGAATATCATCTGCTGATTGTGTTGTTTGTGCTGAGCTATATCTAACTGTAACATCAAACCCAACATATGTGTAAGTTGGATCTACAAATTCATGTTGAGCAGTTACCACAGATCTAGGTTTTAAGATGTCATTGATAATATATTCTTTTTCTGTGTCTGTTAAAACATAACCAGTTTTAGGTTTGACACTGATAAAGGTTTTACCATAGACAGGAGGATCATTCTTTTCACCACCCCAAACATTAACAGATTCTACACCTGGAATTCTGTCACTAATAATTGTAGAATAGTCGTTTGCAGTGACAGCTCTACCTTGGCTAGCATAGTTATTAATACTTCTAAACCTAATAGTATCAATGTCTTCTTTATCAGATCCACCTGATGGTTTGCTTACAGTAGTAATTGTTCTATCGTTTGTTGTTTCACCAGCAATAGCATTAACAGACCAGGATACAGCTAAAGTATCACTAACATTTGCAGCGTCACCATCCGTAATTAAATATCTAACTTTAATAACATCATTTTGTGATAAAGCTACACCTAAAACATCATCCCCAAAGAATATTTCATAGTAGCCTTCTGTATTTTCTTGTAAGTAAAATACTTTTGTAGTGCTATCAACTTCTGTGATATCAGTCATCTTAATAAATGTTTCATCGTAACTACCAACACCACCATACTGAACAGCAACTGCAATAGTATCTGTATCAATATCTAAGTTAGGAATAACATATTTTGTTGCTGGAGTTGCTCCTGCACCTACTGTGAAATAGTATTCAAGGATACGACCTTGGTATAATTTTACATTAGAGAAAGTATAAACTTCATTATTTGGAGTAGTTGTATAACTTACTGTGTTATAAAAATTGTAGCTTGTGCCATCAATAGTCGTTGTAAATAATGTAAATGGATTAATGGTTAGAAAGTTTGGTTTTGATAATATATTTTGTAACACAACATTAACAGTAGATGTTGCTGCTTTTCTACTTCTTGGTAGATAGCCTAATTGTTTTGCTAATGAAACAACAGATGATCGTTTGATAGCGGAATCTAAGAACATCTCATTAGAAACCATGTTAGCCAAGACAGCATTGTAATGAGTGTTGTATGAGAGTAAGTCTATTAGAACGGAAAGATTACTAGCATCAAAGTCATAATCTGTAAATTGACTTTGTGCTCTTAAATAAGTCTTTAAGTTTTCTTTGATGGTTTCAAAGTCTAGTTCTGTTACTCTTACATTATTGGCCATTATCGTACTCTACTAAAAGAAGTTGTGAAGACTGCTGGAGTTTGGGTATTCTTAATTTTATATTCAACTTGAATATACATTTCATTGGCATCATTAGGAACAACTTGAACTCTATAGACTTCAATTCTAGGTTCATACTTTCTAATAGAGTCAGCTAAGACTCTTTCAGCAACAGTGACAGAAAAGTCATCTAAATTATCAAACAACAAACTATGTAACTGACTACCTAAATCAGGTTGAAATGGTCTTTCATAGTTTTTTGTATGGATAAGATTGCGCAAAGCACCACGAACTGCATTATCGTCAGTTTTGGTGGCGACATCTCTTGTTCTTGGATTGTAAGAAAAAGCTGCGTCTAAGTCTATAAATTGTCTGGTTGATCGTGC